AATGCAGTAACACTGGCAGCAGTTGCATAAAAATCCATGTAAGGATTAACTGAGTTACCAGTAGAGCTAGTGACAATAGCCTCGCTAGGTGTACTTGTTATATTCAAACTGCACATCATGTACTTGGTGCCAGCCTGGATAACGGCATACATAACATCCTGCTCTACATTGATAGACAGTGGAAAGCCAGGAAGTTCCCACTTAAACCATGCCTGCATTTCTTGTCGTTCACCTGAATCGTAGAAACGATAAAAATACAAAGTCTTGTCAGTTTCACCATACAGACAAACAAAAGAGTTCTGTGGACTACTCACCATGTGAGTGACTGAAGATGGAATATATTGAGAAACTACCTTTCCAATGTCAAGAACCTGTGGTGGGTTTTGAAGACCACGTAAGGTATAAGAGAAGATACGAGACCAAGCAGGTGTTTTACTAACAAAATAAATGTTAGTACCGACTGCAGTAGGTGGTATGTTTTTATCCATCTCATAGTTCGACATCCCGTTAATCAAAGAGTCTTGAGGCGTTAAATTGCCAGACTCTGAATACATGATGAACTGTTGATTCTGGCTAAATAACAGCAAGCCAGTAACAGCAGGCAAAGCAGCATGAAGCTGCAACGGTCGAACACTTGAACAGGCAAGATCAACTGGATCAGAGGCAGAAGAAAGAGATGATGTAATGTGGTAGAAATTAAAAAACTCACCAGACTGACTCATTGAAACATTTTCACCAGTCAAGAAACCAAGACGGTTGTTATTGAAAAATGCTGCGTTAATAGTATTACCAACAAAACTAGGTTGACTGTTAGTAGTGTCGTCACCTACAAGTCGCGCAGTGTAATTGATCTGTTGAAAGGTGAAGTTGTTGAGTGATGTATTAACTAACTCATGAGGCATTGTGGAAGCATCAAGCCCTGGTGACAACCCAGGCTTTAGCGTTTCCATCCAATAACCATCACCTAGACCACTACCTTTGTTTGCAACAAACTCAGCATAATAAGTATCAGCAGCAGCTGATGTATTAACAACAGTGACTTGTCTACCATGCTTAGATACAGTAGGTAGGTCAGTGACTACATCAACTTCGTCTTGGAAGGATCGTAAAGCAGTACCACCAACACCCCCTTTTGCATCAAGAGTAAATGCAGATGTCTTTGTTAATTCAAGACAAAAGCTACCTTTTTCTACAGTAAGGCCAGAGATACTAGCGGCGTCAATAGCAGTCTTTAATCCTGTAAGGATAGTGTCTGCATTGAGCTTAGTGTCGGTACTAGAAGGGTTGGTAAAATTATCAGCATTATAGGTTTGATAAGAAAAGGTAGTGCCATCAATAATGATTTGATAAGTCGCACTATATTCAATAGACCGTACAATAACGGAACCGGAATGAGTAGCAATAGCAGTACCTGATAAAGCTGCTACTGTTTTTGTTTTATTGAGAATTATAGAAGTATCTTGGACAGTCAGAAGTTCATAATTTTTAGAAAGAAGACCATCGAGATAAGCACGTGGATTACCAGAACTTCCATAAGTAACAGTAGATTTAACGTAGTTACCACTACTGTCAGGGGTTGCATTCCAAATGTGGATAGCAGCATTTGAAGGAGTTGTATTACCTACAATGCAACCAAGATAGACTTCATCGTCATCTCTATTAATGTAGAACCACTTAGCATTAGCAAAAGCAGGGGTAGTGTAATCAGTGCCACTTCCATTATGCAGAGCATCAAGGAACTTAAATCCAGGTCTTTTAGTAAGACCTAAAGCAGGATCAGGGTAAACATTTTTGGCTTCTTTAACCTGACCAGGAAGCTTCTTTGTGTCAGGTTGAGTTGATACACCACCCAGAAAGTTGGTGATTCTCTGAGTGATAGCAGGCATTAGCGATACAGTGCTTTATAGGGTTGATAACTGATGTAATAGTTTTCACCTTCAGGGTGTCCGAAGAATGTGTAGTCAGCTTGATTACAGTCATACTCAAGAGCATTAGCTCTTTTACTAGCTTCGCTTTGCTGAAGGATCTGATATTGGGCAGGATCTCCCACAAGACGAGTAGATGAAATAGTACAAGTTCTTGCAATAATATAATCTTGGATTGATACTGGAAGATCTAACCAGTCAAAGTACCAAACAATATCAGCATATACATCACCATCAAACTTATAAGCATCTTCACGCGGTTCTTTCCACTTGTCATATAGCTTGCCATTACGACGGACTACATCTTTAGAACCATGATATTTTTGACTCAGGTCAACCTGAAGCATATTGTCAGTAATAGGAATTGTCTTATCTGACTGTGGAGTTAATTTATAGTTATATTCTTTGTTATAATGCCAACCCTCAGACTGGACTTCCCGAGACACACTTTTGAGAGTCTGTTGGATAATCGAAACGTCCGGGTTTGTTTGATCCAGAGTGGTGACAGGTGCTTGACCTACAGCCGCTAAGACTTCATTGATAGCATTAAGTTCGGTAAGTCGGCTAATCGAAGAAGAAGACATATCATATAAGTAAAAAAAAAGGGACCCCGAAGGATCCCTTGTGTGTAAATAAATCAGAATGCAGAAGGAGCAGAAGCGCCTACATACAGCTCAACGCTGGCTGCAGGGTTCAGATAATCTGCACCACAGGCCAAACGGCCGAGCATCACGTCGCCTTGGTAGACAACGGACACATCTCCACTGGTGACTTGCACCTGTGGTCCGATGGCTTCGACCATACCGGCTGCTTCCTTTTGGAAGATCAGACCGCAGGACTTGGAGCCAACTTCAGCAGCAGTACCGTAATCGTTGTTGATACCAGTGGTAGCGCCAGAGGCATCTTCCATGGTTTCACCAACGAAGGAACCGACATTGGTCGGAGAGGTAACGCCAGTAGTACCGCCGTAAGCAGTGCCGTACTTACCCAAGAACGGGATGTTCATGGACTTGTAGACCTTGATACCAGCAATCTCGATGATGCCGTTACCACTTTGCAGAGCAGTACCTTGTGCATCACGGTTAACGAGACCGTTAGAACCAACAGCCTGAATCAGTTCGTAGTACTGACGAGGGTTGAGGACAGCCACGCGGCCGTCAGAGCTGACGCCTTTCTCATCAAGAGCAGCAGCTGCATCATAGAAAGCAGATACAAGGTTGCCAGAGTTGAAAGCATCAGAATCGTTGGTGGTTGCACCTACACGAATCTGAGTACCACCAGGCTCAACAAAGCCGGTTTTGGTGATAGGTGATGCCTGACGTGCACCACGTGCAACAGCACGGAATGCAAGACGGTCATACTTTTCTGCAAGTGCATATCCAATCTTACGTGAGATCTCAGACCTCAAGTCGTAATGAGAAAGTACTTCGTCTAAATTGTAAACGAAGGCTGAACTAATTAGGAGATCATCAACTGTGATGGTCTTCTCAGCTACGGGTGGTGCACCATCGCTGTTTCCAAGAATGGAATTACCAGGCGTATGGAACTCACTTTTTGTGCGTCCAGTGTAGATGAACTGCAAAGATTTGCCGTTCTTCAAGGTACGCTTCATGATCAAGTCACGAGCGATCGTATTATTCTGGAACCCTTTAAACATTTCTCCTGAAAATAATTTCAAGAAAAGAGCGCGGGAGTCTCCAGTGCTATTAGATTGACCAGGCCTTGTAAGGCTAGTGGTCAGTGTAGAATTTTGTTGTGCCATTAATTTAAGAGAATGTATTAATCAGTCTCTTCAAAGCTTTGAAGTTGTGGTCTATCCCACCGTCTAGACGGCAGCTAAGGTATCCGCGTACGGGCTTAGTGCCATAGGCATAGGAGGTCCGACTCTGAGGTGCCTCCCACACGATTACTCCTCTTTTTCTTCAGAAGTTTCTTCTTCTTTTTTGTCTTCAGGCTCCGGCTCAAAACGAGTTACGTAAGCCTTAAGAACATCAGATTGTTGAGACATTAGAAATTAAGATTTGAGTTTTCAAGTTTTGTCATAACATCAGTCCGGTAAGCATCATCACTTTCGTATCTAGGATCAGACATTGCTTGTACAAGCTCAGCCTGACTACGGAATTGATTGCCTCCAGAGGTTGGTGCCTTACCTGAAATACGATTACCTTCATAGCCATTAACATCTGCATATTGCATAGCAAGACTGCGGATTGCCCAGAAGGCAGCATTAGGGTCACCAGATTCCATCACAGCATCAAACATGTTAACTTCTTGCTGACTGAGATTTTGTGATGCCCAACTAGTTAGCTGACCGTACTGCTCTTGACCACCAACAATGCCATACAAAGCATCAGTTTGCTGTTGAGTAAAGTCACTGGTAGTAGGTTTTTGTGATTCAACCTGTTGACGGTATTGAACATACATGTCAGCAAGTTGGCTTGAATCTATCTTTTGCAGCTTCTCAAGTATTTCTTCTGAAGGCTCACCTTGAGCTTGTTCATATAATTCATCAAGAAAACTAGAATCAAATTGCTCTTCAGATTCTTGTTCTTCAGAATCAGATTCTTCTTGGACTTCTTCAGCATCAGAGTTATCTGATGAAGGTTCATTAGAACCAAGCTTTGATTGAAGTTCCATGTAAGCTTTTTCAAGCTGCTCAGGATTATCAAATTTGCCAGCAAGTTTTGCGTTGCCAGCCTCCTTCTCCATTTGCTCGCCAACTTCGAGTGCCTCTTGCTCAGCTTCGTTGAGAACAACCTGTTCAGTATTAGGTTCTGATTCTTGATATGTAAGTGTTTCTGCCATGGGTGGTTAATAGTTATTGTTGTTGTTGGGCGGCTGCAGCAGCTTGCTGCTCAACCTGTGCAAACTTACTTTGTTGTTTAGTAAGCTCCATTTGTTGTTGTTGATCCATTGACTGCTGTTGTTCTTGCTGAATCTCTTGCTGTGATTTAACAAGGTTGAGAGTATCAATACCTTGTGCAGCAGCCAACCGTTTGACGACTTCTTCAGCATTGATGTACTGACCAATAGCTTCTGGTCCCATTGTCTGTGCAATAGTTTGAAGGAACTGACCAAGACTTTCACGGTCTTGACCACGACCAAGAGCATTTAAACCAGCCACGATGACTGGGTTGACAATACCTTTAGGTAGCTTAGGAATTTCACCAGTCTTTTCAAACACACTTAACTTACGTGCAAGATAAGGCTTTAAGAATTCAACAGTAAGAAGAGAGAAGAGACCACCAAGTTGTTGCTCCAACTCCATTTGTGTCATTCGTACTTCTTCAGCAGTTGTACGTTCAGACTGACGAACAGTTAACACAAGGAAAGCTTCACTAAGACGACGTTCAAGTTGTGACATCATTTGATAAGCAGTAGAAAAATCTGCTGTTTTACCAACTTGTACAACACCGATGTCATCCGGCCTTCCTTGAATAATTGCACCGTTACCAGCTTTGGCCAATGTGGAAGGCTTAGTAGTACTAGAAGGTGACACAGTAAATACAACCTTAGCGGCTGCAGCTGAACCTTCTACAAGAGCTTGAGATAGTGCTTCAAGAGATTGAAGATCACCCATAAACTCTTCAACCCTTCCACGTCCATAAGACTCACCGTCAACAGTTTGAAATCTAAGGGGAATCCAGGGGTTGGTTGCTAAAGGTGCCTTTCCTTTTGTGCCTTTGATGATATCTCCAAATGCCTCCTGATGCCAAACAAAAGAATTCTTGACACGTTGGACATAAGTATAGATGTCAACATCTTCAGAGTTACTGTAGTCAGTATTTACATCTACAGGAGGGAGAGGGTCAATTCCATATTCAGTTTCAAGTAGCTTTCTACTGATGCGTTCTTTAGTAACAATCTCTAATACATTACCATCACCATCTCGTTCAACCACATAACGATTAAGTGGGAACAGCTTCAGACCATCTTTAGACATAAAGATTAAAACGTTGCCAGCAACAACCAAATGCTTTAAAGCTTGGTGTACAACAACGCGATCATCAGAAGCAGCAATAGCTTCAAGGATGGTACGTTCAATCTTAGAAAAGGAAAGGTCAAGCTCAGACTTGATACGAGGATCAGCAATTTTGCCTAGCATTGCCTCGTCTACTTGTAATTTAAAAAAGCTTGTTTGGGGAGGTAGGAGAGCAAGCATTAGTTTAGAGGCAAGAGTGACAACACCTTTCGCACCTACTGACTGATAAGGTGTGATCAGGTTACGTGCACTCCTGTTATAAGTTTCATCTTCACGGACCAAATAAGGTAGTGTAAGAGAAGATGCTTGCTCAGCTATATTTAGATATTGTGAACGAGTAGAAGAAAGCGCATCATATCTTTCCTTTGCAATTGTCATAGATTTACATTTGAAATTTTAAATGGAGCCCGATTTTTACGGTTAAGACCAGAAGCACCTAAAGCAAAATCACCAGACTTAAACCGCTTAGAACGTCGTAGCCTAATACCAGATGCATTATTATTAGTCAAATATTGAGTATCCATCTGCTTAAACTGCTTAGCTTTTCGAGCATTTTCCAAAAGCTGTGTAGACAAATCACTTATGTCAGTTTGATATTGTCCTATCTGATCTTCATAACCACCAATTTGATCACGCAACCCACCAATTTGAGTCAGATAATTTTCATTAGATTGGTTGTAAGTATCTTGTAGATTAGTGAGATCGGTAGTTGCGTCCTGTAGTTGACCTTCAAGATTACCAATGCGAGGATCAACTGTTAGATCAGGCTGTGCAGGTTGATCAGATCGATCATTTATAATACGACTAATGATGTCTTCGATGTCATTAGGATCGACTGGACGAGATGGAGGTGGAGTCGGCCTTGGCGTCTTAGGTGGAGGTGGAGTTGGCCTCGGCTTCTTAGGTGGAGTCGGAGGTTTAGGGGGTTTAGGGGGTTTAGGGGATTTAGGATCTACCTTAGGAGGCTTAGTAGTACCCGTCGGTTTAGTATTCACATATGGTGCTTTTTTAGTGGTATCAACCCCAAACTTAGACTTAGGCTTAGTATCTTTAGGCTTCTTTCCAATACTTACACCCGGCGCATACGAAGTTGACTTAATTCCAAACCCACTCTTGTTAGACTTAGAATTGCTAGACTTAGAATTGCTAGGCTTAGATTTGTTAGGCTTAGATTTGTTAGACTTGCTTCCAGTCTTAAGCTGTTTTGAATAAGATTTAGTAAGAGAATTAGCTTGCTTTTGTTTGATGCCTAGCTTCTGGCTTAATTTTTTCTTTTCATTTTTACTAAACCCACCTTTAGAATATTTTTTGAGTAGCTTATTTTGTTGATTTGATTTAGCCATTATTTAAATACTGATTTAGGAAGTTTGCCGTAGCGTGGTTTAATTAATTTGACAGGCTCTAAAGTAAACTTAAGCTTGGGCATCTGAGTAGCCGCTGCAACACGCTTGTCTACATTCCTTTTTTTAAACTCATCTTGAAAAGGTTTAAAAATTTTGGAATCATTTTGCTGAAAGAACATGTCCCGTGGACGATACTTTCGGCCACCACGTTCAAACTTAGTATCAGGTTTAAGTGTTGTCTTCTGAAAAGAAAGTTCAGGAAGTTTGAAGCTTCTACCACCACCTACATCAATTTGTTCTAACTTGTCTTTATTGTATTTAGGAAGAAGAACAGTTTGATAAAAGTATTCCAGGTGCTCTTGAGTCGGCACCAGTGGATTCATATTAAGATCCATTAGTCATCATCGAGTTTGGTTTTCAACCACTCAACAACAGAACGTTGACCAGAGCGGTACATAATCTTTTCAATTGTGTCGTCAGGACTTGGAGTCACAGGTGGAAAGGTTGACTCCATTTCTGTCATAACAGCTCTAGCTTCCATTCCAAAGACTTCAAGCATATTGGGGGAGATTGACATTACTATGTTCAAAGAATGCAGGCATACGTGCTGCTTTAGTGTCAGCAAGTTCAGGTGCCTTGCCTTCATACATCAAGCGATCACTTGAAGCAATCCAAAATTTATTATCTAAATACTTATCGGATGATTGACCCAATGGTTGCATCACCCAATTGATAGTTGCCTTGCGTAGTTTATCCAATGAAGGACTACTAACAAGGTTTAGTTCTCTACATACAATTGAATTAGTTGCTACGTGGATCTGTTCGTCTCGGCTGATATCGGCACTTACGCCGCGCATTCCAGCGTCACCACAAAAACGAAAGAAGGGTAAGAGAACAAAGAATATTGCACGTTCGGCAACCATCGCCTTGAGGATCGTGTGATCAGGATGCGATGTCCAAGCATCTCGTAGCCGTAACGCTTCTTGCTCAAACTTTTCATCAACTCCGTAAGCATCGGCAACATAACCCAGTGCGATGTCATGGTTAATTTCGTCTTGGATGTTCGACTCCAATAAAGCTTTTGCTCCATTTGGTACGTCGGTTTTAATTGCATCACGGATAAAATCTCCCACAGGTAGTTCCATGTGTCGCAATGCAAGTGCACGGAGGACAGTTTCCTCCGCACCCTCTTTGCATGTACCAGCAGTAGGTTTGACTGGTGTCCATTTGCGCTTTCGCGCTAGTAGTTTTTCGTAAGGGTTCATTCTTGACAGTCACATTGAGGTTCTTTTAAAAGATCCTCCAAGTAATCATTGACTTCAGTTTCATCTAAAGCTGCATATGCGCTTGACTTATCCTGTACGTCGCCCATCACTTGAAGGCTGTAATAGAGGGAAGTCTGAGGCGATTCAAGCCACTCTTCAATAAAAGACTCATCCATAGTGACCAAATCCGACCACCAGTTTTGCGAGTATCCGTGAAGAAGTCCAGTCCTGTCCAACAAAATCATAATGTTGTCGGATACTTTTTTGAATGCCTCCCATCCGACAGCAGAGGCAATTTCTACGTCACCGTAGTTATATGTTTGGACACCAAAGGTGCCGGAATCTCTGTCAACTGTTCTTGCAATAGGTGGTGCAATTTCAGGACAACATGTATATCCATCAGCATCCTGTGAGCGGTAGCTACAAGACGCTGTGGGAGCGATAGCAAAAGCTCGAACCATATTGTTCTGCCTAGCAATTTCAGCGGCTGCTTCAATACCAGAGCGGAGTTGTTGAGCTAGTTCAAAAGCAGGTGAAGCTTTTGTTTCACCAGCATTTAGGGATTGAAGAGCGTCTCCGAATTGACTGTAGGTAATTCCATAACGCCTTAGGAGGTTTGCAAGTCCGAGCATCCCGAGTCCGATTTGACGGTCGGTTTCAGCTGGGAGATATTCGCCTGTAGTGCCGACACCAGTTCGAGCGTGGAGCTTGCACAGCTCCGACATACCTTGAACGAAAGCCTGCGGAATTGTGTCGAATTCGCAGGCAGCGAGGTTGATATGTTCAAGCAAGCACGTTCCGCGTGATTGCAAGTAAACTTCAAGGCAGACATTTCCATAAATTCGTTGTCCTTCATTGTCATACTTAACTTTGTTGAGCCATACATCACCACTTCTCATGCTGTCAATTAACTTGACTCGTATATCTACATCCAGTGCCTGCCACCATTCTTCGTTAATATCTACACAACGTTTTACCCAAGGCAATACATTACGTGGTGTAGTAATGAACTCTTCAATGTCAGGGTGATTGGCATCAAGATGTAAAACTACTGCACCGTTTTTGAATCGACCACCTCTTCTGAGAGTTTCGTTAAGAGCCGAATAGATTCGTCCAAATGATACAGGACCACTCGCAACGACGCCTGATGGTCTCTCGGTATCTTTAGCATCAAGTCTTGATAGATGGATAGCAACTCCTGCTCCGTTGCGGAGAGCGTGGGAACAAAAACGCCAACTTGCTTCAATTCCATTTGGTCCTTCGAGTTCATTGTCAACAACAAAAACCGTGCACGACACGGGGAGACGGCCATCAGGATCATCAATCCATGATTGGACACGTCCAGTTCTAGAGATAAGTTCAGGCATTTACGAGATCGATAAGGTTAGGTGGTTGATAGTGTGGTCCTTTTAAGACTTTGCCGTCAGCTCGGCGGATAGGTTTCCCATCAAGACCGAGCTTTGATAGGTTTGATTTATGGACACGATCAAGTGCTTCTTCTAGATCCCATTCCATATTTTCTGCATACTGAAAGCAGACATACACAAGATCTGCAAGTTCTTTTAGTTCAGCTTCGTAGCCTTCTTCAGTGGCTGCATACATGAACTCTTTGAACTCTTCAACGATCAAATCCCGTTGCATAGTCCGGCTCTCCCTCGCGTTCTGGATCCCATACGCTGTACGAAACTCCAGGGCTTGATCGGACAGGCTTTGAGATTGGGTGTGTGTGTTGTAATTCATTTTCAAGATAGTGGATAGCCTTTTTAATGTCTTCTGTTTTCGTACAAACATCTTTGAAACCGGCTCTGCAAATATATTTAATAGCATTCCCTAAATGGTAGTTTAGATTTTGGTCTCTAATAAAATCCCAAACTTCTATTTGTCCACGGGTGTAGTGGGAAGGTGATTTGGCCATTGTTTAATGAGATTAGTAACGGTATTAGCTAGAACAAAGTTTTGATGTTGCAAAGCCATGAAGATAGTGATTATATCTTTCTTGTCAGCTTCAGGTAGAAGGTCATCCAACCTTCTGATCTTGAACTCCTGCTCCATTGTCAACTCTGTAACCGGGGGAGGGGGTCCAAGGAATGACTTGTCTGTTGATTGGGTCATAGTCGTTACAAGTAAGAATGCGTGCGAGACGTGCGTTCATTAATGCAGCATCTTCATCAAGATCCTTATTTGCAAAAGCCTTTACAACTGTCTCCCAGCTGTAACCGTCTTCTTCAAACAAAGTAACTGCACGTTTGATACCAATACCAGGAACACCGCTGTAACCATCAGTCTGATCACCAGCAAGTGTTTGGATCAAGTGCCACTTAGCACCTTCTTCAGGTGTGATATGTAGTGTCTCGTCTAAGTTGTAGACACGGCCAGGGATTTGACGCATGTCTTTATCTGGACTAACAATAATGTTACCAGGATTAGCTGTAGCGTAGATACCCATGGCATCATCTGCTTCAAGCTCAGGCAACCTAATAACTTCGTACTGATTACTAAGTTCTGAAATAACGCGCCTATATCCACAGGGCTTTTTTCGATTTCGATGACCCTTGTAATCGGGATAAATTTTCTTTCTAAAATTCTTAGCGTCACTGAAGAACAATATAATTTTAGGGACATCCCAAATGAATGTATCCCTAATCTTGTTTAGTTCTTTAGTAACATAGTTGTATGCTTCACTGAATTTACTGGTCACTAAGATGACATCATCACCCCAGTCAATTTCGGTCTCAGCGGCAGCACAAGACTTATAGACAATAAAGTCTGCGTCTACCAATAACTTCATT